ATCCATACATAGCTTAGTTATTCTATGGCACTTTTAATTACTACAACTGCGGAAATTGCTCAAAAGATGGGAGCAGGAGTCAATGCTGCCTATGATGGTACAATGCAAGAAGCCGCAGAATTTATGATAATTGGATTAATCAACTGTATGACTAAACACAATTACTCAGATGATTATGCTGCTGGAATGAATGTTGATGTTTCAGGAATTCTTCGTATGATCTGCTCAGATTATATTGCGATTCAAGGAATTAGCTACGATATGTCTGGCTATACTTCTAGGGTTGAAGCTGAAGACATAATTAATATTCTAAGAGATTCAATGTTGAGGGGGCTAGGCATTTTAAGAGTACAGGCTACTCAAGACTTTATCGATGGCGCATGATTTTAAAAGATTTCCTGAACTGGCTAACAGCCAGATGGATGTATACTATTGGGAAAGTCCACACAAACAAATCTTAGAAGATTTCAGAGCTAAAGTTATTAAAGTTCATGATGGCGACACAATCACTCTCAAAACAGATTTTAGAGATTTTAATTTCCCTCTTAGATTCCTTGACATTGATGCTCCAGAAATGAATGCTGGAGGAAGAACTAGCAGAGATTGGCTAAGAGATAGAATACTAAATGAAGAAGTGGAAATTTTAATAAACCCCAAACAACGAGTAGGAAAGTTTGGAAGATTACTTGGAAGGGTATTTTTTGCAGGCATGGATATTGGAGAAGAAAGTATGATGATGGGGATGTCAACTAAATTTGGAGAGCGTGGACAGGGAACAATCCCAGATGCCCACATACAATTAACACCATGGTCTTAGATTTTGGAATGTTGAACACTTTTGGAACTGATGTAGGACTTAGAGAGAGAGGGGGAATCAAATGGCTTCATGGTAGCTCCTTTTTGCCAGAGAATGAAAGTGATAATATCCTCAGAACTGAAGACGGCATGGTAGTAAGTGCTGGTGTTGTTAATTTCTATATTCAAATAGATCTCCCACAAGGAGCAACCATCACCTCAATACAAACATATAGTGCAACAGCTGCAGATACCTGGAAACTTCTAAGATTTGAACCTGTTGGAGGATCTGCTCAAATAGAAACAGGAACGGCCGCCGCAGAAAAACCAATGTCTGTTTTAATTGATAATGATGCATTTTCTTATTTCCTTCACACTGGAGATACTGCTGATGGTATTCTGGGAGTAAAAATCAAATATGTGTTCAAATAGATAATTATAAATACAATGGAAATTACTAAATAATATGGGAGATATGAATGTAGCAAGCTCAGTAGCAAGTGACTTAACTAATGTTATGACAAATTATTCTGTAGATGCTAAAACAACTGATGCAACAACTGGCCATGGAAGACATGTTTATTACAATACTAATAGATCTCAACAACTAGGATATTACAAAACAATCCCTGAACTACAAGCTGCAATAGATGCTAGAGCTGAATGGGCAATGGGAAAAGGTTTTGAAGCTGATGAACAAACAACAATGCTTCTTATGACAATTAAAGGAAAGAACAATCAATCTTTCAACTCAATCATTGAATCTATGATAAGAGATTATTATATTGGAGGAGATGCTTTTACAGAAATCATCAGAGATGAGGAAGGCAATTTAATGAATCTAAAAATCTTAGATCCTGACAGCATGGGAATTGTGTCTAATGCTCAGGGTATGATCACAGGATATGAACAAACCTCTAAAGCTAATAAAATTCCAAAGAAATATGATAAAGAAAAGATATTACATTTTTCTAGAAATGTCGTCGCTGATGAAGTGCATGGAACTTCTGTTGTTGATGCTTGTGAATGGATTATCTTAGCAAGAAATGAAGCAATGGCTGATGAGAAAACATTAAGGCATAGATTTGTTGTACCTAGATGGATCATAAAACTAGACACTGATGATCAAACTAAGATTGCAACTGAAAAAGGAAAATGGGATCTAGCAAATAAGAATGGAGAAAATATGTATGTGCCAATGGGAGCTGTTGAAGTTGAACAGATGGGAATATCTCCAAATGCAACTCTAAACAATCAAAGCTGGATTGAATCTCTAAACAATTATTTCTATGAAACTGTTGGTACTCCTAAAGTTATTATTGGAAATTCACAATCCTTTACTGAGGGAGCTACAAAGATGGTTTATCTAGCTTTTGAGCAGAGAGTAAAGAAAGACCAGCTATATGTTGAAGAACAATTAATCAGCCAGCTTAACATTGTGATTGATTTAGTATTCCCTGCAAGTTTAGAAAATGAAGTTTTAGCAGCTAAGCCAACAGATGAAGAAGCTAAAGAAGGCCCATTAACTGCTGCCGAACCTAATGATACAACTGCAGAAACGGAGGGAAATAGATGAAAGTAAAAAGTAATACAATCGTGATTTTTGCAATTCTATGTATTGCATTTATAGAAACTCTAGCAATTCTACAAGGAATTAATGGGCAATTATTAAGATGGACTATGATCATAATTGCTGGCTTAGCTGGATGGCGTGTACCCTGGGGGACTAAATAATGGCTGTCGGAGATGCACGGAGAGAGGCTGATATAATTCAAAAAGAAGATAGAGCTGCTAATCTTGCAAGAAAAAAACCTAAACCAACTATTGATTTAAGATCTGAGAAAACTCAGAAGGAAAGGCCAATTTCACAGCCAAAAGAAAAACCAAAAACTACTGATCTAAGGCCAGAAGCAAAGACTGAAAGTTTTGATAGAGCCAAAGAAGTAGGGGTTAAACAATGGGTTAAGGAGAATATCAAGAAACATCCAATATTGGCTGCTGCAACTGCTACTCTGGCTATAACCGCCGCTGCTGCAACTGCTTTAGCTGCTACAGGATTTACTTTTGGAGCTGCTGCAACTGTTGGAAAAGGAGGAGGAACTGCAGTTATAACTAGAACTGGATTTAAACATGTCTTAACTAGAACAGCAGGCGGAGGAACTCAACTAAAAGGAGCTGGAGCAATAACAACTTCTAGAGCATTTACTGCTGGAAAAGCAGCTGTAACTAATATTGAGAAATCTATTCTATTAAAGGGCTATGCAAGTAATGCGGCAACACAAGCATCAACAATTGGATTAATTCAAAAAACAACAGGGATGGGAACTGGGGGGGCTGTTATGATGATGACTTTAATAGGAACTTATCCCTTTGCTCAATTTGAAAGATTTCCAGAAGCAGCAGATAAAATAGGAATTGCTATGTATCAAGCAGCTAAGGAAGGAGATCATGAAACAACTATTGAATTAGCCCAACTTCAACAAGAACTAATGGACACAAGCACACTAGACAAAATACTTCACTTAATTCCTTTTGTAAATATTTATCACGCTGCAACATTAAACGCCCAAAAAGCTATAAAATCTGCTGAAATATTCCAATACTTAGCTGAAAAAGAATTAGAAAGAATTGAAAATGGAACAACAGAAGCTGATAAGTGGGCTCAAATAGAAATAGATAGAGAAGAAAAAAAGGAAGCTGATAGAATTGCGGATGAAGAATATTATGCCCAAATAGCTAAAAATGATGCAGATGCAAAGGCTGCAGATAGAGCGGATGATGAAGCCTATTGGGCTGGAATATTGGCAGATAGACAAGCTCAAGACGCAGCAGATAGACAAGCTGAAGAAGATTATTGGGCAGAAGTTAAAATTACTAATGATAAACTGAGAGCTGAAACTGCTCCGAGTGCATTAAACTTTGGACTACTTTAATTAATGAAAGGAGGAACTAAACATGGACGAAAAACAAAATGAAACCAAAAAGGAAAAGTCAGAGCCAGATAACTCTGGAGAAGGGGATAAGCCCTCAACAACTACAAAAATTGACGATGCTAACCTTGCAGCAAAAAGGATGGAAGATGCCACTCAAGCTGCTAAAGAACAGAACGATAGGGCAGAACAAATGGCTATTGACAACAAACTTGGAGGAGAAACAGAAGCTGGAGTAGAAACTCCTCAACCAACAAAGTTGACTGAAGAAGAAGCTGCCTCAAGAGAAAGAATCAAAGCTGTTGGACTTGCTGGAGGAGCTGGATGGGCTAAGGACATGGATAAGGAAGATACAAATGGAAAGATCTAGAGAAGATTATCAAAAGATAATTGATGATTCTGCTAAACAATTTGAAATGATGGAGATGACAAAGCACAACATGGATATTGCTAGAGAATTTCAAGAATTGACCTTAAAACATGCAGAAAAGGAAATCAAGAAATACCCAGAAGTTGAGGAAAAACCTGCTGTTACTGACGCTGATGAGGCTGAAAATGCCAAAAAAGTACCCCTAGGTGTAGGTTAAGGTTTTTTGCTAAAAAAGCAAAGGTTTATATATTTTATTTATTCATTTATTTTATGGTACAAGCAGAGATTTGGAGACTTTTAGGAAACAAAGGAGACAGAGTACCCTTTAAAGTTGCTGATGGTTCTGCGATTGCACTTGGAGATTTCTTAGAACTTGCAGACCCAATGACTGTAACAGCTCACGCTGGAA